ATTAGTTATTTTAAATTTAAAGACTTTTGGAAATATTTATTACGAACTAAATCATGGCCAGATAAACAATATCCAAAACAAAAGACAGCTAGATTATTAGAAACATTATTTAAAGCAGAAGAGATACCTGGCAAGATAAATAATAAAAGTGTTAGATATATTGCAATAGAACAACAAGAAGTTAACAAACCGATTGTAAGAAAGAATAAGATGAAGGAGCCACCTTTTGCTTAGAACAATAATACCAGGACCACCAGGCACTGGTAAGACACATAGACTTATGTATTATCTAGAACATGAATTGAAGCAAACAGATCCTAGTAAGATTGCTTACATTGCATTTAGTAATGCTGCAGCAGATGAAGCTAAGAAAAGAATCACCAATGACAATGTTATTGTAAGTACCATGCATGCCTTTGGTAGCAGAGAACTACAACTGAATACCTCAACACATTTATTAAAAGGAGATAAATGGAAAGGTTTTAAAAACTTCTCAAACATATGTGCTGACTTATCTTTTGAAAGTTACATCAATGAATCTGGTTATCCTCAATATAAAAATAGTCATATGAAAATTATTGAGTATGCAAAGAATAAAAGAATACCTTTAGACGAAGCTGCATTACAACTAGAATTACATTACAGCACAGATATATATTTAACCGAACAAATCCAAGCAGATCTAATTACATACAAAGAACAAACAGGTATGTTTGAATATTCTGATATGATTTCCAAGTTTGTCGAGGAGGACAAATGTCCACCAATTCATACTGTCTTCCTCGATGAAGCCCAGGACCTAAGTCCATTACAATGGGAAATGTTTTTTTATATAGAATCTAAATCTCAACGATCATACGTAGCTGGTGATGATGATCAAACCATCTACACGTTTCAAGGTGCAGATCCTGATATTTTTATAAATTTAAAAGGTATTACCGATCCACAAATAAAATCTAGAAGAGTACCTAGAACAATACATAAATTAGCTGAGTCTATATTTCCTCACATGTCACAGCGTTTAGAAAAGCAATGGGAGCCAAGAGATGCTGAAGGTAAAATATATAATGATATTCCATACCAAGACATAGATTTTTCTACAGGTAACTGGATGGTATTGACCCGAACAAATAAAATGTTAACCGCATTAAAAGATCATATGTATGATTTAAATTTAAGGTTTGAAGCAAAGCAACAAGAATTATTACCGAAGAGAATGGTAAATGCATATAGAGTTTGGACAAGATTAAACCAAGGTGCCTTTGTTAATAAGGAAGATCTAAAAGATTTATGGGATTATCTTACGGTCAAAGACGGACATTTAGTAAGAGGGTACGCAAGCAACAAGACTCTAGAATCTATCACATCGATTGATATGGAAGGACTAAGAGCTGAATACGGGTTGCGAGCAGCGGGGAGCTGGGAAATATTAAAATTTCCAGAATCAAGTAAGATGTACATTAGAACCATTCTAAAGAATGGTGATGATCTAATGAAACCTGCAAGAATAAAATTATCTACAATACATAGTGTAAAAGGTGAGGAATGCGATAACGTTGTTTTGTTTACTGATTTAGAAAGAATCATATATGACTCAGCACAAAAAGATGCAGACCCAGAACACCGTACATTCTTTGTAGGTATAACAAGAGCAAAAGAAAAATTGTTCATAACCAATCAAGATTATGAATATCAATATAACATAGGAGCACCAATAATATGACAGACACAAGTATATTTAAAGATGCCTTTCCACAAGACAAGCAGATAGGCGGGAAGCATTATAAATCTTTTCACATTCAGCCGTACGAGTTTATTTCAAAAAATAATCTCTCGTTCTTCCAGGGCAATGTTGTGAAATATGTATGTAGATATCTTACAAAAAATGGTATAGAAGACTTAGAAAAGATAATACATTATTGCGAATTAGAAATTAAAAAAATGGAAGACATGAAAAGGAAAAAGAAATAATGTTTGCCGTACAAACTGAGTGGGATTGTCCAGAAGACTTTCCAAATTTATCTGACGCAAAATTTATAGCTATCGACTTAGAAACAAAAGATCCTGATCTTAAAGCAAAAGGATCTGGTGCCATACAAGGTCATGGTGAGATTGTAGGTATTGCTGTAGCTGTAGAAGGATGGTCAGGTTATTATCCGATTGCACACGAAGGTGGTGGTAATATGGATAGAAGAATTGTTTTAGAATGGTTCAAGAAAGTTTGTGCAACAGATGCTGTAAAAATATTTCACAATGCAATGTATGATGTATGTTGGATTAAAGCATACGGTATACCTATCAACGGTCATATTATAGATACAATGGTTATGGCCTCACTGATTGATGAGAATAGATTATGGTATTCACTAAACAGTGTGTCATTTGATTATCTTGGAGAAGTAAAGAATGAGAAAGCTTTGAAAGAAGCTGCAGAGTCTTGGGGTATAGATCCTAAGAAAGAAATGTATAAACTACCTGCAATGTATGTAGGTTCTTATGCAGAGAAAGATGCAGAACTAACATTAGAATTATTCAAAGTATTATCTAGAGAAATTACAAAACAAAACTTAACAAATATATTTGATTTAGAAACACAGTTGTTTCCGTGTTTGATTGATATGAAATTTAAAGGGGTGTGCGTTGATGTCGACAAAGCTCATACAATGAAACAACAGCTATGTAAACAAGAAGAGCAATTAATGTACCAAGTAAAAGCAGAAACAGGTATAGATGTCCAAATATGGGCAGCAAGATCGATTGCCAAAGCTTTTGACAAGCTGTCTTTAGATTATAGTACCACTGAAAAAACAGGTGCGCCTTCATTTACAAAAAACTTCCTTTCCAATCATCAACATCCGATGGTTAAGAACATAGCAAAAGCTAGAGAAATAAACAAGGCACATACAACTTTCATAGATACGATACTAAAACATCAGCATAAAGGTAGAATACATGCAGATATTAATCCTATTAGATCTGATCAAGGTGGTACAGTTACAGGACGATTTAGTTATTCTAATCCAAACTTACAACAAATACCTGCAAGAAATAAAGAACTAGGACCAATGATTAGATCTTTATTTATTCCAGAAAAGGATCACAAGTGGGGTTGTTTTGATTACAGTCAACAAGAACCAAGATTAGTTGTGCACTACGCAGCTACAACAGAGCCAATTTGTTTTGATGATTCAGTTGGAAGTATTGTAGATAAATTTAAGGACAACAGTGTTGACTTTCATCAGACAGTAGCTGACATGGCCAACATATCAAGAACACAAGCCAAGACGATCAATTTGGGTCTTTTTTATGGTATGGGTAAGGCAAAGCTACAAGCTGAATTAGGTTTGAATACAAAACAAGAAGCAGAAGATTTGTTTAATCAGTATCATCAGAATGTACCTTTTGTTAGAGATCTTATGAATTATACATCTAAGACAGCTCAAACATCAGGATCTATTGGTACACTATTAGGACGTAGATGTAGATTTAATAAATGGGAACCAAATCAATTTGGTATGCATAAACCTATGGACTTTGAAGAAGCAGAAAGAACTTATGGCAGAGGTAGAATTAGAAGAGCATTTACATACAAAGCTTTAAATAAATTGATACAAGGATCAGCAGCAGACATGACAAAAAAAGCTATGGTAGATTTGTATAACGAAGGCGTTGTGCCACACATACAAATTCATGATGAGTTAGATATTTCTATACAGTCAGAAGAGCAGTCTAATAAAATCATTGAAATTATGGAAAATGCTGTTAGTTTGGAGGTCCCTAACAAAGTTGATTATGAATCTGGCTCAACTTGGGGAGATATTAATGGATAATTATGGCTTACTTAAATGCAAATATACCTCCAACTTATGCTCAGATAAGAAGAGAATATTTATATGATCTTAAAAAACATCATGGCGAAGTTGAAGACTGTATTATCTTTGGCCTGTCAGCTATCACTGGGCGTGCTATACTCTTTCACTGTATTATGGAGAGTGGTGCAGTATTTTATCGCCTCCCTATTAGCGCGTTTATTCAACGGGGTTTTAAGGCAACGGAAGTTCCACGAAGACGACTTGATGAGCTTCAGCTTTGGAATTCTTTCAGTTACTACCCTGCTGTTACTTCTTGGGATATTTTAGACGGTCAATCCGGTAAATACATTGGTAAAGATAAAAAATGGCACAGTGGTGCTTACTTATTTACTGTTGATTTTGCCCATCCAGAGAGTAATATATTAGATACCGAACATTCGGAAATTCCGCACGAACATAAGTGCGCTCACATACTTGCTTTAGATGATGGTAATTATGCAGCACAACCTAACAATAGACTAATTTGGGACATACCATCTTTTACAGTTAAAGATGAGATTCCAGATTGGAAAGTACAAACGAACGAGTGGAATGTAGAAGATAGTAGGAAGTGGAGAACAGAAGACACGGACAACTTCTTTTACGAAATTGAGGAGAAAAAAAATGATTGAAAAATGTAAAAACATTTGTTGCAAAGCATGGGAAAAAGTAAAAACCCTATGGGACAAATGGGTTAATTGGATTTTTAAAGGCTTTTATAAGTAATGAAAAAGAAGCCTAAAAGTAAACTAGAATGGTTCAAAAAGAATATTGTAATCGTTCCGGTAGTGGGAGCAATCCTAGCCGGAACGTTTACGTCTGTTAGATATGTGTTGAATCTTACAGATACTATTTCAGCTAACCAAGAAACAATTATAAAATTAGAAGAAAAAGTTTTAACAGCAAGAGCAGATATTAACGACCTTAAACAAAGACTGTCAGCAGCTGAAGCAACGTGGTCTATGGCAGAAAATTTATACAGACAACTAGCAGACACAGTGAGGGATCATACCTATGACCTTAAAGACCTTACGAGATAACTTACTCTGGATCGCATTCTTTCTTTGCGTTGCAACTTACGTGCAAGCAAGAAATGAATATCTAAATGACTACGGAACTTGTGAAAGAGGTAGTTGGGAAACTTATACAGAACTTCGACAACACGAATATAAAACAGGTACAAGTAATGAATATCAAGATCAAACATTAGGTTTTAGATTTCGTATGCCTTTAGGTGCTGTGTGTAGTGATGAGTATATTGCAGAAATGCAGAAGAAAAGTAAAATAAAAACCCAACTTGAACTTATAAAAGAGTGCAAAAGAATACCTAATATTAGTCCTCCACCTTTAGAATTTGCAGAGTTATTTAATATGTGTAATAAATTAGG